CATGATAATTGCATTTGATTTAGCAACAACACCCTTAAGTTGAGAAATTATCATCCCGCCTTCGTCATCCCAAAATTCTTCTGAGACTTCAGATTCTTTCATTGTCTTTTTTGGCTTAGGAGGAAGACCCATTCTTTTATGCAAAGCATCTAATTGATCTTGATCTGTCCCGCCAGTAAGAGCTTTGCTTGCTTTCTTAGCAACAGTTCTTACCATCTTACCAACAGACCTAGAAACATCGTTCATCATACCTTCTTCAACTTCTTCAACTTCTTCGTTTCTAGATTTGCCTTTGGCAGCATAAGATGCAGCAAGTGCCATTTGAATGCGCTTAGCTTTAGACTTACCTGCAAATTTAGGATTGTCGGAATGTACGAAATCTCGAACATACGTTCCTGCAGGATCAGATGCCTTTAACTTTTCTTCTAAAGAATCTTCTCTTAAAGTATTAAACTTCTTCATGTTCTTGTTCTTTGCCTATTGTAGATGCAATTTCGATTTTTCTATCTTCCAAAGCATCTGTTAATTTACCTGAAATAATTTCATTAAATTTTGATAATGCGTCAGATTGTTGTCCGTTGATAATATCGTCAACCATGTGGTGAATAATTGTAGATTCCATAATTTTCCTTATTGAGTATTATTATTTATATTTTGATCAGGTGGCATTTGTCCTGGTGGCATACCGGGCATACCTATTTGCGGTGGGGGAGGTTCCGCCGCAATCTGTTCTTTCATTTGGTCAATGTCTCTCTTAGACATTCTTAGCACCTCTGCCATCACATATTGCTGACTAAAATATGCACCAATGAATGGCTGTACTTGAGTCAATAAATCTACTCTATTTCTCATGTTCTCAGCATTTTTCATTTCTGCAAAATACTGATCTTGTGCATATCTATATTGAATCTTTTCTTTAACCGATTCCCAATCTTTATCTGTTAAAACACCCTTTAATATTAATTGTGTTTTTAAAAGATCGTTGAATAACTCGTTAAACTTCTTACGCAATCTGTCGACAAACTTAGCAAACTTTAGTTCATCTCTTGTTATCTCTGTTGCTCTACCAAATGAAATACCTGTTTGTGGTTGCATTCTTGATAAAGGAACGTTCAAAGCTTGATATAATTTATTCTGAAAATAATTAATATCCTCTATCTGACCTAGATTTTCGCCGCCAGGTAATGTAGTAATTTCAGTACCTCTGCCGCCTTCTCTTCTTGGCAACCAGAAATCTTCTAGGGTGGACATCATTTTTCTGTCGTCTCTAATTTCACCGGTACTAGAATCGTACACAATTTTATTACGATATCTGGCCATGATGTCTTTTAAATATTGCTCAGCTTTTAGCTTAGGCAAATTACCAACATCAATATAAAATATTCTTCTTTCAGGAGCTCTAGCAATTCTATAAATTACCAAAGCATCTTCCATCATCTTTAATTGGTTAACAGGTTTAATTGCTTTATGCAATTGACCAACAACCACATTTTTATCGTAATCCAAAAGTCCAGAAGGAACAAAACAAATAGAATCCGTTGTAATTTTAATACCCTGATTCGCAGTAGCAGAATAGGTTGGATTATATGTTAAACCTTTTTCATTATAGATAAAGAATTCTTCAATGGATTTGATTAAGTCTACTCCGGTATCCTTATCTTTTTCTTTCTTGACTTCTCTAATTTTCTTGATCTTACGAGGATCAAGTTGCATTAATTCAAGAATACCTCTTTTTGGATTCTTAGCATCAATAATCTTTTGATAATATAATCTACCGTCAATATACCAACGCCTAAATATATCGTAAGCTCTATTATCGAACTCTAAAAGTTTTAATATTTCATCAAATTCTTTTTCGATAGTATCTTTGATATCATCAGGTATATCCAATTTATCTAAATTGACCTTAACAATATCTTCATCGTCAACCGCAGCAATAGCTTCAGTTAATATTTCATCAATAGCTGCACTTGCATCTGAATACATTGAACATTCTCTATAACGAGTTATGAGTTCATATTCAGATTTAGTAGTTGCATCTAAATCTACATACGTACCAAAATAGCCCCCAGCTTGTACAGTGGATGAGCCATCATCTATAATAGGCGTGGCCCAGCCTTGTTTCTGTATATCTAAAGGTTCTTCTTTTCCAAAAGTAAAGCCAAATAGTTTTACTGCCATAATCTTAAATCACTTTCAAATTAACCAATTAGGTTATTTAATAACTGTTCTGCAGGATTGCTACTGAATGTAAATGATTGATACTGGAACGAAACACCGAATGTTGATAGTGAATCATTTGTACCAAAGTCTAACGCAACCGGTCCAATTTCTACTGGGAATACACCTCTTAGTGTATATTGTTTTAGTATAGCGCCATTTCTATCTAATTGTCTGATAGTCATGTCTTGTTGATATTGCGATGGTGTAAGAACTCCAGTTTTAGTCTGTAGATCTTCAATGCCGCTCATCCATTGTTCTAACGCTGTACGAATAACAAAACCGGAATCGTTAATAACAGTACAATTGAATGGTGCAAATTCTCTATCACCTGCCATCTTAACTAATCTACCGCGATAATAAACTGGAGTAAGACCAATAGTCTGTCCCGGTAATTCCGCAACACTAATTAAAAATGGAGCTTTCTGTACTGCCGCAGATCTTGAACCAACGTAATTCGGGAAGGACAATTCGACCGAGAATTGATTCGGTCTAGCCCCTCCGTTCGTTAGTTCAGATTTAAATCGTTCTACATTAAATGGTATTGCCATTTATTATTCTCCTATTATGCCCCGACTTCTTCGAATGAAATGCCGCTTCTTGTAGCAATAAAATTCAATTGAATGAAGTTAATTGCTCTTGCAGGTTTAATGAATATATCTGCGACAAATTCATTACGATCTATCACCGCGGATGTATTGTTTGTTTCATCGCAAACTACTCTAAAGTCTGTAATACCACGACGGCCTTGAACATCTCTCAAGAATGGTTCTACAATGTTTTTAAATTGTCCTCTTGTGAACGCATCGTTAAATTCAAATAATTGGAATTTTGATGCTGTTGCAATAGATTTCTCTAGAACAATAAACAATCTGCGAACGTTGATACGATCAAATGCGCTTGGTCTTGCTAATAGAGTTTTATCTCCAAATAACAATGTGCCTTGTCCTGGGAATGTTACCACAGGATTTATACCACTCTTGTATAGAGTATCTCTATCTGTCTTAGCAGGTGAATATGCTAGTTTAACAACATTCTTGATTACTCCGCGATTATAACCTGCAGGAGAGAACCAAGGATCTGCTACATAGTCTGTTCTTGCAGATAGACCAGCAATATCACCATTTAATGCTACATAACGATACTTATCGTTGTAACGATCATATTGATATTTCCAGCCAGAATCTAGTACAGCATATGAAGAAGCTGTTAATTGATTTCTGTAAGTAACAATTTTGGTTGCTTGGCCTGTAGTATTTACAATATCTGCATACGGAGGCGATGCAAATACAATTGCATCTCTTCTTGCTTCAGCAATACCAATTGCTGTATTAACCGTAGACACATCTGTTGTTGGACCCATCATTATTAGACTCACATCGTGTAACTCATCATTTGAGAACAATGCATATCCTGTTGCCACATTACCTACACTTAAACTGTCGCCAGACGCGCCACCAGAAAGTGTAGTTGTAACATTAGATGTTAAATTTGCAAAAGCTTTATTCTGAGAAGTTGTTCCCCAGTTTGTACCGGCCGTTGGGTGATCAATAACCCAAATATATTCAGATTGATTATTAATTACATTTTTATAGTAATTTGTGCTACCATCAGAATTTTTAGCATCTGATGCTTTAGATACAAATGCATATTTTTCTAATATTGATCCTGCGGCCCCGGTCCATTGTCCTGTTGCATCAATTACAACTACGTGTAATTCGTCATTGGAACCACCGCGTGTTTCTACATAATCCGAGCCAGAAGGAGCAGCATCGAATTGTGCTCTATATAACCAAGTTGAATAGCTTGCAGAATCTGCAACTGAAACTTTAATAGAGTTTCCTAATTCGCCAGGATATTTTGCAGCAAATTCTCCGATTGCAAAACCGCCTGAGGAATAGTTGCTATCATAATCATCAAAATTCTTAATTAACGGAGGAGACAGTGTGATAGACGTTTGAGCAGGTACACTCAATGTTCCATTAGTAATCGTTATATTTGGAGATGTAGTATATCCTGAGCCAGGTTGCGAGATTACTACTCTATCCACTTCATATTCCACAATTGCGTTAACTACTGCGTTTGAAGTTATGAAATTAACATCGTCTGCATTTGGTGTAACAGTGACAACAGGATTAGTATTAAACCCTATACCCGCATTGTTTATAATGATTGTTTCAATAGAAGTAGAAATACTTGCCTGTGAGGTTGCATTTGTGCCGCCCAACAAATTATTTCTATTAATAGTAACATTCGGAACATAGAAATAACCACCTAATCCCGGATTAACTACATTAATTTTATTAATATAACCATATCCAACATTTCCTGTAACTGATGCGTCAGAACCAGTGTTGCCATCATTACGATTAATAGTAATATTTGGCATAGCAAGGTAACCATTGCCACTATTTGTTATGGTGTATCCTGTTATTACGTTCCCTGCGATTGTTAAAGTTGCTGCAGCGTGTTGGCCACCTGCAACGATATTTCCGCTGAATACTATATTTGCCTGAGGACCATAATTGGTACCGCCAGACACAATAGCTAAATCTTTTAATTTAAAGTGTACTTCTAAATTCGCACTTGCAGCAGTAGAATCTTGATTTTGAATAATAACATTGGATAATTGTGTATAATTATTTCCAGAATTTATTACTTGAATTGAACGAATACCACCTGCACTTAAAAGGGCTACTAGATCCGCCCCCGAACCATTGCCACCGGTAACGGTTATTGTAGGAGCAGTGTTATATCCATTGCCAGAATCGCTAATGATAATAGTTTGGATGCTGCCAGTTGTTTTTAAAACTGAAGTTCCTGTAGCAGTAACACCATCCGAATCTGGAGGTGCAGAAAAAGTTACTGTAATATTACTAGCAGTTAAAAATGTATTTGCAGTACCACCTATACTTACATTTGCAACAAATCCAGAAGGTGTAGATACTGCATTTTTAGCTGCACCGCCATTTACTGCACGAACTAATTTTAAATTATTGCCGTATGATAAAAAATTTGCTGCAGTAAAGAAATATCCTGCTGTAGTATCGTTAGGTTTGCCAAACTGGCTAACCAAATTAATTTCTGAGTCTACAGTGGTTACTTGTTCCACAGGCCCCCATTGAAAAGCGCCGGTTAATGCGCCCGCGGTTGTTGCAACTGAAGGAATTATTGTTGTTCTATCTTCTTCTGTTACTGCAACACCGGGTGAAAGCTGAAATGCCATCTTCGTCTCCTTGATAATTTTATAGATGCTTCTCTATAATATGATTTCTATTTATTTATAATTATCATCTTTTAGACATTTTCCATGAATTTTCTTTGAGCTTCTTGGAGTTCTGTCGGAGATTTTGAATAAGCATTGAACCAGATCGCATCGTTCATAATTTGGGGTTTTTCTTCTTCTGGGGTTCCATCATCTATGATACCAAACGGAGTGAGGTTTTCCTCAATTTGTTTGAATTGCTCTTCATATAAGGCTTTTCTCAAATTGGTATCTGTGAGGTCTTTAAAGAATGATTCATTAGTTGCCCAAGAGAATAGCACCAGAGTCATAACCAAATCGTCAAAATATCCCTCGTCTGCTTTATGGCTTCCTCGAACTTCAATAAACGTCGAAAT